GGCTGCAGCTTTATGATAAACGGAAAGGGCCTGTGCGGTTTTCCACCGCACTATACTTTTTCATACGCTCCCTTATCGAGCCACTAAAAAAGCATTAAAAATGGCTGTGTTATGCGCTTTTCCGAGTGTTCTTTAATCACTTGCATACGTAGCATAACGCCATATTGAGTAATCTAACCATCGAAAATACAATGCAAAATACAATGCAAAAAAGCCCCCGAGATTCGGGGGCTTTCGTCATATATTATTCAGTTTTCGCCGCGCCCAACGCTTGCAACTTCTTCACAAGATCGGATACATAGTTCGCGCCGCGGCTGGCAAAAACGCCCGTAAGCGCAATGCCAATCCATGCCACGTTGAAATTCACACCCAGCGCGGCGTAGAAGTCCGCCCCAACACCAAAACACAGCAGCACGCCCAGCGCAACGGCCCCCGCCTGCGTGGCGGCGGTTTTCCACTGCTTTTCGATAATGGCCCTGCCGAAGGTCTTGGCGTATTCGATCAGCGCCTCCACCGTTACGGCCATCATAAGTACAAGTACGATCATGTTCATGTTATTTACCCTCCATCCATTTTTCCAGGTCGCTGATGCGGTGATTTGCGACCTTGATCTGTTCCTCCAGCACGGGCATCTTGCGGGCAAAGCCATTGTGCTCCCGCACCTCCCGCGTCAGTTCTTCCAGCTTTGTGTCCGTCACGGCCTGCGCTGTGGTGATTTTGTTCTCTGTGCGCCGAGCGGCCGTTGTATTGGTAATCACTACGCCCACCAGAGACAGCAGGCCCGTGATAAGCGCGACGATGATGTTCTCCATCGGCCTTACACCCCCAACGCAGTTTTGGCCGATTCAATACGCTGCAGGTATGCACCCGCCTGCTGCTCGGCTCTCTGCGCACGCTGTGTGGCCGTGTCACGCTCCTTTGTGAGCTGTTCGACATGAGCTTCAAGCTCGGATGTATCGTCGCCGCCCTGCGCCACACAGGCCGCGAAGGCGTCGCCCGGGGAAAGCGTCACAAGCTGGCAGCGGTCGGCCAGCACCACGGCGTAACGCTGCACTCCCGCCACGAAGATGCGAACCCAGTTGTACCCGCCGGAGCTGCCCACCTCGGCCTGCACCGGGTAGCACACGCCCTCGGTCAGCTTTCCGCCGTTATAGTGCTTGTCCACCGCATTCACATCGGGCGCGGTGAACACCTCACATTTGCCGCTCGTCACCTTCAAGAATTTCATGTTGTCGTCCTCGCTTTCTGTATCCGTATAAGTACCAACCGCGTTCCGCACGCCTGCATAACTTGCCGGGTCTATGGCCGTGCCGTAAGCATTACGCACTTCAAAATGCGTGTGCGCGCCGAAGCTGTACCCGGTGTTGCCCATCGTGCCAAGCGCCGTGCCGGCTTGCACCCGCTGCCCGGCCCGTACACGCAGGCTGCCCGCCGCCATATGGCAGTAGTAATATTTGCGGTTGTCGTTGCCGTCCACCCGAATATAATATCCCCACTGCCACGTCAGGCCGCCCGCGCTCTTGGGCACAATGCCCGCAAACCCCACCGTGCCGCCCGCGACGGCGTGCACGGTTTTATCGTCGTCCCCCACAAGGTCAATGCCGTTGTGGCTCGGGCGTGCCGACAGTCGAAAGCCGGAGGTTACACGGTTGCGCCCCTTAAAAATCATCATGCGCTTTCTGCCTCCCCGGTGATTTCTTTGTACTGTGCCTCCGTGATAACTCCTTTGATGACGGCCTGCCGCACCTGCGCGGCGCTCCACAGGCCCATGGCATACCACTTTTTAATGCTCTCAAACATTGGTTACACCTCCTCATAGGTCTGCGCGAAAATCTCCGGCTTGCAGGGATATTGTTCACCTGAAATTCCCGTGATAATGTAATCCCCCGCTGAGGCGTGCATAACACCTTCCAGCGTATAGATGTCCATATCCTCGCTGGTTTGATATGCCTCTACCACTACAGGCTTTTTGCGATATTGAGCCATATCTACACCTCCAGCATTGTGTCCGTCATCATGGCCGTGTACGCAATCTGCGCCTCCACCCGGTCAAGCTGTGTCGGCTCCGGCGCGGGCCGCGCAGTAATCTCTGCCGCTTTCTCCGCCTCTGTGCGTAGGGCGGGCGTACCGTCTGCCAGCTTATAGTTCGCGCATCCGTCAGTGCCATACAACGGCAACGTGAAGTAATTTCCCTGTGCATGGTGGAATCTGTCGCCGCAGCCCTCGTCAATGGCCGTCCAGCCCGCCGTGTCCGTAAGAAACGCGCTGCTGTTGATGGCAGTGATGTGACCCACGTCGTCGGTACAGACGTATACGATATAGCTTTCGTCCATAGCTGTTCCTCCTTTAAAAGTCTGCTGAAAAACTTTCGATACCTGTTACTAGCATGCTTCTACCTTCGATATCACTTGGAAGCGTTATAATCAATTTCACGTTAACTCTTGCGCAATTTTTGTTGAATCCATAAGTTTCAGCAGATGTAGCATTAACCCATCCGGACGGTGCGAATACCTTTAATCCAGCATCAACAAAATTTATAGTCGGGTTCGAGCGCATGGGGACAGGCGTGTCAAATGGTACGATGAAACCCCAGCCGGATATTAGGCTGCCAGTCTGCCATGTGCTGTTATAGATGCGATAAAAATATCGCTGGCATTCCGCCAGCTCTGCCCTGTAGCTCTTCGGCACATACGGCGTGGCCGCGCTGCCTTTTTCCCACTTAATATAATTGACGCTGAGTAGCTTCTTCGGGTAAATGCCAAGATTGTACTTTGTTTTATCTTTCGCATAGGTACAGAGCACGATTTCAAAGTCGTCGCAATCATAGCCGGCAGGGACATTCGTAAAAGCATCATACAAATCGCGGTCAATCACTTTCATTGTCGGGGTATGCAGCTTTCCGTTGGCATATATCGACACCGTAACATCGTCACCAATACTCAGTTGGTGCGCTCCCATTTCGTTTGATTGCCACATACCGCATGCACGTGCTGCATAACTAGGAGCAGTTAAAGTAAAAGAAGCCACGGTATATGTAGTATTTTTTGAGATGCGCCATCTATCAATGCAATATATAGAAGCTTCGGTAGTAGTCGTATAAGAAGCTGCACCTCTTTGATTTATTGCATTGGGGAAGTTGGTATTTGTTCCGAGGTTCGGATACACCGCACCATTCACCAGCTTATTCACCTGGTTGATATCCTCCGCGCCCCAAGTATCGCCGACCTGCTGATATTGGGTAATATCCTCAACGGATGACGAGCCATCGGAATTGGCCGTAATTTTATACTTGCGGCCCCCGGACGGCGGGATGTAATCCTTGTAATCCGTTTTCAACGCCATCAAAATGCACTTCCTTTCAGTTCAAATGCCAGCTTCGGCAGGCACGCAAATTGCCGTTCAAATTGCTCAAAAAGCAGCAGGCATGTGTTCTCGATGCGGTTCCAGTCGTCGGCCCCAGGCGGCGGCTGGTTGCCGCGCCACTGCTTCACAGGCAGCATGTCGGGCGGCCGGAACGTATTCGCTGCAATGGCTTCCAGGTTCGCGTCCAGTGCGTCGATGGTGGAGGCATATCCATAGCTCTCCACCGTTACAGCCACCATGCCCCGCAGGGTAAAACCGCCATACAGAAAATACGCATACTCCCGCAGGTATTCGATATTTTGCTTGATACGGTCGTAGTCCTCTACATTGAAGAAGTCTCCCGTATATTCCCCCTCAGAATCGTACTGAATCGTCCATGCGGTGTAGGGCGTCAACATGCGGTGCGTGAGCGTCACCTCAACCTCGCCGCCCGTCATGACGGTAAGCGGCCCGGCGGCGTTGTCAATGTCCAGAGGGTCGGTGGCGTAGACTTCGGGCGCGGCGAACTGGTAGGCTATCTGTACGGGGGTGCCTGCTGCTTTTTGGGCGGCGAGGTAGGCTTTCAAGGAATCTACGTCAGTAAATAGCGCTTTCCAGCGCAGATAAAGCGCAGTGTTCCAAGCGCCAACCCCTTGATTGGTATTGTTCGCGAGAATAGTGATTACTGGAAAATGAGACGAGAAACCAATTAGTTTACCGCTGTTACTCTGAAGCGAATTTAAGGTGAAATATACTTCGCCTCCTTCAGTTGGTTGTCCGGCCTTCCAATCCTCCGTCCCATCCAGCTCCACAAAGCCTACATTGTACGTCACAACGAGCTTTTCAGCGCTTTCGTAGTCCTGCCGCGTGACGCACTTATCCTTGACATCTCCCACACGCCGCAGCGGGCGCGGAATCGGCAGCTCGGCAACATCATCATTTACCGTGATAGACGATATACCCGTCAGCGCCACAGGAGCCTCCGTCGTCCCGCCCTGCGGGGTTTCGCCGTAAGCTGTGATGGACGCGATCTCCCAGTTCTGCCCGTCCGCTATTTGCACCGTGCTCCCGGACAGTTCTTTTGTTTTAATCGGCGGCTGCTTCATTCACACCACGCTCCTTCCGTATCGTCATCGTCCCGCGAAACGCGCCGCTGAAGCGCGTCTCGATGCTCTCAACAACGCCCCATGTGCCATCCTCCAGCGGCAGCACGTCCAGCACGTCATACTGCGGGTCGCCGCGTGTCTCCAGCGTTGTCACCACCCGGGCCGCGTAATATTCCCGGATCTGGTTCAGAAACCCGGGCCAGTTTGCGTCCACCCAGTGCACGAGCACCGGGTTCTCCCAGTCGAACGTTTCCCCGCGCGGGTTCGCATCCAGCCTGCGTTCCAGCGTCGTCAGGTTGTACCCGTTGCTCCAGATGGAAAACTCTACGTCATGCACCGTGGATGCGGTAAACTTCACATAGGACACATACCCGTAGTGTCTCGCCTCCGCCGTTACGCCGGTATCACCGGTGCGCAGCTGCGGCGATATCGCCAGATCATGCTCGATGCGGTTCCACTGCCCGTCCGACGGCAGCTTTCCCGAATAGATCTCCCTGCGCTGCGCGTCCGAGACCGCCGTTGAAAAATAGGACACCAGCGGGACATATGCCGTGATGTCTTTCAGCAGCGGCTTCATCTCGTATTTCGGGTCGCCGTATGCCTCGGCCCCCATATCCACACCGTTGAGCCGCCACGTCAGCAGCCGCGCCCTCCGGTTCGGCGCGCATTTTCCGAAGGTTATCCGCCAGGAACACGCGGGCACGGCCGGGAACTCAAACGTTTCCGTATGAGCTGATGGCGTATATTTCTGCGGCTGTGCCCAGGCTTCTCCCGCCCTGCGGGAATACACATATATTTTTTCCGGCAGCGGGCCGGGACCAAAGGTCACCGTCACGCCGCCGGCGCAGTTGTCCGTCTCTTCAATGTTGTTTGCATCCCGTCCTATGTATCCGAACGCGGCCGTTTTCCCCTCCGGGAACGCCCCGGACGCATCAGCAACGTCCTCCCATACCCATTCGCCCGGCAGATAGCCTCCGCTGTCCGGTACCATCCGCTGCGTCCCGTCCAGCCGCATGAAGTCCTGCTCGAACGTGGCGTATTCCGCGCCCGGCGCCCCTGTCAGCGCATCGCTCGAAAACGCCGCCTGCTCCGACAAATGCGCGGGCGCGGAAAAGGTCAGCGGCGCCAGCGTGATCCCTGCTCCGGGCGCCTTCGTCACGATGGCGCCGTCCCTTGCTTCGCTCAGTGCTGCAAGGTTGCTGTTGGCGAGCAGCTGCACCGCCTCGGCGTGTGTTGCGACAGGCAGCGGGAGCATCCAGCGCGTCACGGATTTGCCGAGACGGTAAGAGTACCCGCCCGCATCGGCCAGTACCTTCTCCAACTCCTCCCGTCCCTGGACATACGGCGTTTTGCCGCCGTCGCCAAACACGCTTTTTTCATACGTCGTCTTTCCCATCCGTTCAAACAGCGCAAAGGCCGTGAAAGAGGCGCGGATGCCGTCCACCTTCCAGCTGTCCAGATACCACGGGTGCGTCGGCACCCACTCCACACGGCCGTCCTCCAGCGTCTGCCCGTAGGACAGCGCAACGTCCTGCCCCTCCGCAAGAAAACGCTGCAGCGCCGTGCTGCCCTCCACAGAGAAGCGCCCCTCCTCGTTGTACAGCGTAAAGGACAGCGACGCCGTAGGCAGCGAGAGGGAAAGCGGCGAGGCCGTGTGCTTCTCGGCCAGTTCGATGATCTCATCGTTTCCGAACGTATAGCCCACGCCATACCGCAATTCGTTCAGCCGCGCACGGGTGTACGGCGCGCGCATCCTGTCGAAGCTTATTTCCAGCGCGTCCACATCCTCCAGCAGGAACTCCCCGCGGTAATACGGCTCCAGCGCGTCCGTTACAACGAATGTGTCCGCAAGCGCGCCGGCCGTATAGGCCCGCACCGTGATCTGCGCGGGCACGCAGTCCCCAAAATCCAGCGTCAGGCCTGCCATGGAATGCACCGTACCAAACGCCACGCTTACCATCGGAGGCGATGCAAAAACGCCGTCCGCGCCGCACAGCGCCGCGCTCACAAAGCCATGCGCCGCAAGTTCCGCGCCGCTCTCCGGCAGCAGCCGCTGCGTGCCGTCCAGCCGCATGCGGTCCCCCTCAAAGGTTGCATAACTCACGCGCACCGGGCTTTCTCCGCCATCCAGCACCGAAGCGTCCGAGTACCATGTGCCCGGCGGTACCGTTACCGCGGCATCCCCCGGTGCGCTGGCATCGAAAATGCCGAACTGCAGCCGCACATATCCCTGGTCGCGCACCTGCCGGCGCATCGCGTGCCGGTATGCCGCAGATACTGGATACATCCTTCCGCCTCCTTTTACACCTGGATCAGATTCGCCTTGACGCTTTTCCATGCACCCGGAAGCCACCGTGCGGCGTCGATACGGACGGGCGTACCGCTCCGGTCCCCCACATACATGTCCATGTATACGAAATCATTCACACGGGGGTCGAACACACGAAAGGTGTTGATGAACTTCCCGCCGCGCTTGCGGTCGAACAGGGAAAGCAGTGTTTGCATTTCCGACGGTGTCAGCATACCGAACGAGACCTCGATTTTGAGCTTGTCGTCGCCCACCACCTGCCCTATGAAATCGCCGTTCCCATTGCGTGCGCCGTCCACCATTGTGGAGATCGTAACGCCGCAGCTCCCGAGCTCAGGAGGCGGCAGAGCAATTCCGCCCGCTGTTTCGATCCATGCCAAATATACCGCCTCCTTATAACAATGCAGGGTTTCCCACAACGCGCCGTCCGCGCGCCTGCTTTCCCCGCTCGTAGCTTCGATAAATGGTGTCGTCCCCGATGGTGATGCTTTCGTCTTTTTCCAGCAGCGCCCGAAGAATTTCCAGCATCTGCCCCAGCAGCGCCAGCAACTCCGCGCCGTTCAGCCCCCCTGCCATTCCAGCGGCGACGGCCTCCGCGATCTTGCTCTCCGGCGCCACGATCTCGCCCTCGCGCTTGTTGTCGCCGATAAGGGCAAGCTGCGGCGTATTGGCTGCCACGTACCCGCCCTGTGCCAGGTGCGGGATCTGCGGCGGCGTTACCTGCGGCGAGATATCAAATCCAAGCTTTCCGGCCACACTGCTCACGGCCCGCAAAATCGCGTTGATGCCCGCGCAGATGCCCGCTATCATGCCGTTTACGATGTCAATGATCCCGTTCACCGTATTCCGGATGGCGTTTTTGATGCCGTCCCATACTTTTACGACCGTGTTCTGCACCGCTTCCCAGGCGCCGTCCCAATCCCCACGGAATACTGCGGTGAAAAATTGCAGCAGCCCGCGGAATAGAGTGATGGCGATGTTTATACTGTCGCCGATGCGCTGCACAGCGTATTTCACCACATTGACAACGCCTTCGTATATTTTCTCCCAGTACGGCCCGAACACCTGAACGATCCAGTTAAGCAAAGGCATGAGGACATTGTTCCAAAAAGTAAGCACACATGATGAAATATCTGCTACCAAACCAAGGAAATTGTCCCACAGTGGTTTGAGCGTCTGATCCCAAAGCTCTGTGCCTTTTTCAATGCAGTACTGCAGGAATGGCTTTACCACTATATCCCACAGGTTTTGAAGGACGGCCAATATCCAGTTGAACGCCTCTACCACGCCGTCGCAGATCGGCTTTCCGTACTGCTCCCAGGTTGTTTTGATACCATCCATCAGGCCGGTCCAGATGTGTTTCACCAGTTCCAGTGCGGGAAGTAAAACACTTTGGATTGCATCGGTAATCAGGCCGCACCAGAACACAAAGTCATCGGCCCTGAGCTGTAAATATGTACTGATCACATCGCCCGTAATGGGAGCGAACGCCTCGGAAAAGGCATTCGCCACGCTGGGCGCGAAATCCGTCAGCAGATAACTGCCCAGCGGTTTCAGCCCGGCGTCCCACAGGTTTTGTGCAGCGGCCTGCACCCGTGGCCACACTTCCACGGCCTTGCTTTGTATCTGATCCCATGCGGCGCTCCACGCGGCAATGGAAGGGGCCATAAGCTCTTTGAAACGCGCCCAAAACGCCTCCAAAGGCTTCATCAACCCGGTCATTTCCTCGCCGGTATCTGCGATTGCGGCGGAGGCCCCACCGCCACCGCCGCTCCCGCCCGGATCAACGACGTTCAGCTCGTCAATGCCAAGCGTGGCGTTTGCCTTTTTGGCAGCGCCGCCCGCCGCGCTGCTCACGCTTTGGAGCTTTTTGCCCGCGGCCTCCGCCTGCGCAAAGGTCTGCCCGAAAATCGAAGCGATAAAAGCGGCCACGGCGCGCGTGGCGTTCGCAAGCCCCTGCATCAGGGCCGTCAGGGCCGGAAGGACGGCGTCGAGAATGGGGGCAAACGCTGTGCGGAGATTGCTTTTGACGCCCTCCAATGCGGCGCTGAACTCCTTGCTCTGCCCGGCCGCGCCGGACATCAGGCTTTTCATTGCCCGGAAAAACGCGTACAGCCCCGCCGTAAGGAAGGTCGCCTTCATGGTGCTGCCGACGGTTTTGAACAGGCCGCGTATGCCCTTTGTGGCTTTCTGCCACTGCTTCTCGCTCTCCCTTGCGGCCTGCGCCTGCGCCCGTTTTTCCGCCGCTGCGGCGCGTTCAGCGGACGCAGTCTTTTTTGCTTCTGCCCGCTCTGCTGCGGCAACAGCACGCTGCCGCGCACGTTCCTCCGCCGCGGCTGCTTTGGCTTCGGCCGCCTCCTGCTTGGCCTTGGAGCGTTCTGCCGCTGCCGCCATTTTTTCCTGCGCGCGCTGCTGCGCCTGCGCGGCTTTCGCCGAGGCCGCCTCTGTCTCAATGCGCAAAACTTCCTGTGCCTGAAGAAGCTTCTGGCTGACAGCCTCCTGCTGTGCGGTCAGGGCATTGAACGCTTTGTCGTTCCCCAAAAACTGATCGGCCGCGCGTCCGGGGTCTTTCAGCCCTTTGAACATTCCTTTGGCGCTCTGCCGCATGCCGTCCATCTTACTGCCCAGGCTGTCAAACTGGCTTTCCAACTCGCGCACCTTGACGCGCGCTTTCTCCAGTGTCTTGTTGTATCCCCCGCTGAAAGCGCGCTGCATGGCGTCGCCGGAGACTTTTCCGGCGGCCTCGAACCCCTTCTGTGCCTGTGCGGCTGCCTGGCTTGTGATATCCCGTATCTGCTGCGCCACCGTGTTGCGCACAACAAAGTCAAGATATACGCTGCCTACGCCTGTGCCCTCCGGCATATCACCCACCTCCAAACATCTTCGCCATCATGCGCTCCAGTGCATCCATTTCACTTCGCACCCCCGCCGCGCCCATGCGCATCACATCCCTCTTTGCGCGGAACGCCGCCCACTCCGTACGCAGCTGTTTCTGCCATTGCGGCATATTGCGCACAAGGCTCGCGTCGCTCTCGCTGCGCACCGCAACCACGCGCCCCAGCGGCGTGTCATCCATCAGGCCGCCGACGAGCTTTACCCATTCGGCCCAGCCCAGCTCTCCCTGCGCAGCCGGCAGGATGCCGTACTGTTTGGCGATGCTCTGCTCGATCAGCACGGCGTCATAGTCCAGGTCATACCACTCGTCAGCCTTTTTCTGTCTGAAATCGGGCCTTGTCCGGTTCGTCCTCCTGCCCGGTCACTGCGTTCATCACAAGCTCAAACAGCCGCTGATAAGCCGGGAACGGCATGTCCATCCGGTCGATTTCAACCGCGTTTTCATCGCCCAGCGCAAGCTTCAGCGCCTCGTCGATGCGTTCGCCCATCGGCACACTTTCGTCATCCGCCAGCGCAAGGATCTTTTTCACGGTTTTCTGTCGGCTGTCTACCGGATACACCTTTTCACCGATGCGGATCTCCGGCGTCTCGGTCAGCAGCTTACCGTCCAGCGTGTACAATTTTCCCATGTCGTTTTCTCCTCTCATTTCAAAGAAAGCCCCCGCCCAAAAGAGCGGGGGCCTATGCATGTCAGGCGCCGGCAGCGGGGGTAAACGTCGGCTTGCCGTTGGACATTACGTCAAATTCCAATCCCGCAACATTGCGGCTCTCGCCGCCGCCCGGATTGGTCACGCTCAGCACACAGGGGAAAGCCAGCTTCGCACCGCTGGGGAACTCCCATTCGAAATGCGCTTCGCAGTCGGAACCTGTTCCCCAGGCACTGGCCTCGACAAAATCGTTGCCCGGGTCTCCGATGCAGCGTTTGCCGGACAGGCTGATGGTCAGGGCCTTGCCCGTCACCATCCGTTTCAGCCAGCCCTCCTGCTCCATCGGGCTCCATTCCTCCACATTCCCGTCGATGGATACGCTGAAGTTTTCCATCTCGGCAATGGTGTTCAGGCTTTCGGCAGAGGCACCGATCTTGAATTTGTTTTCAAATACGGGATATACGCCCGTCTTTGCCGCCATACTCTCACTCCTTCATGTAAGTCATTTTCAGGTTTATCACGAACTCGCACACACCCCGGTCGTCCTTCCCCACAGGCACGGGCCCGCCGCCGGGCTCCACGGCGCACACGGTGCAGCCGTCCATGTCGAAGGCCCCGCGGGCATAAAACAAAGCGTATACCGCATCAGCTTTGGCCTGTGCGGACCGCATGTTCCTGCCCCAATGCACCAGCACCGTGGCATAAAACTCGCCGGCGCGGGTCTGTTCTGCTCCACCCAGGCACACGCGCTGCGCAGCCGGCGGTTTCCCGGGATATACGCCGATGTATTTCTCCGTATTCCCGCCGATGCCGCCCAACTGGATGCCCTCGCCCACGTCGGTATTCGCTTTGATGTAGTTTTTCAACCTTTCCAGCATCATGGTATTTTCTCCTTCATCCGCGCCGCAAAAGTGTCGGGGATAAATCTTTCTTTTACCCCGCCCGCTTCATAAGGCCCGTACCAGGCGGCCCCGGCGTTTGGGTTCTTCCCGCGCTGGAAATTGTACTCGGGATGAAAATACAGCCGCCGGGCCTGCGGACCATCGGTTTGCAGGACAGTGTGGATTTCCGTTCCCGCTTCAAACTGGTCTTCCGGGTCTGAGTGCAGACTGCCCTGCATGGTGCCAACGTCATAGGGCATGGTCTGGCTGCTCACAAGGTCGGTCTTTACCGCTTCCACCGTCTCCAGCGCCGCGGCCTTCGCCGCCCCGTCCAGCCGGGCCAGCGCCGCCTCATCCAGCTTGATCTCGACCATACTACATCAGCTCCAAACGGGTATAGTTCACCGTGCCGTCCGGGTTACGCGCACGGTCTGCCGCGTGAATGGTAAGCCGTGCGCCCAGCACGTCAGCCCATCCGGTCAAATGCACAAGTTCCGGCGCAATATCGCCCGAGAAAAGCGCGGACGCCGTGTATCGTACAGCCTGGCGCCGCTCGTCCACGCTCCATCCGCCTTTGCCGTTGTAATTGCACATCGTTTCCACCACCACAGCCACCCTCGGCGCACCGTCCTCGTCGTTTCCGTTTGTCAGCGTTACGGCAATCGGCACCCTGCACACCGCCGGCGGCACAAGCTCCGGCCACTTCATTGCTGCACCCCCAAAAACGTAAGCCCCGTCTGGCGCAGCAGGCTCATCACATGAGCGGGCGCTTTCACGCCGCCGCGCTCCACGATGCCCGCACCGTCAAACTGCATGGCCACGCCGTTGATGCTGTAAGAGGAAAACGGGCTCGCCAGCAGCTCGGCATATACAGACCGGAACTCCGCCTGTTCGCACACGGCGCGCTTCACCAGCTCCTGCTGAAACGCCGTCAGGCGGTCGAATCCCACCGCGACGATACGGTCAAAGGTCAGCCCGTCGATGTCACGGCTGGCAGCGTCCAACGCTGCGTCCTGCTCCTCCGGCGGCACTGTGCCGCCCAGGCAATATTTTGCGTAGTCCTCGCTGCTGGCGTATTGCATCCGTTATTCCTCCTTTGAAGCTTTGCCTTTGCGGGTCTTTGCCGGCTCCGGTTCAGACTCCGGCTCCGGTTTAGGCTCAGGCTCCGGCTCTGGTTCAGGTGTACAAATTGCCCACATCGGGTCGCGCGCCAGCATCGCGGCCACGCTCTCCTGCGCAGGCTGGAGCAGCACGCCGGTGCTCCGGTTCACATACTTCTCCATGCGGTCCACCCCCCTCTCTTACGCCGTGGTGGACGTCTGCAGTTTGAAGATCAGGTCCGGCGTCAGCGCCTTGGTGCCGTAGTCATAGAACAGGCTTACGGCGTAATCGTTGGACAGCTGAATTTTTTCCGGGTCGCCGTACTGGTTCACCACAACGGGCTGTGCCACAGCGCCGCGCACCATCAGCAGCGCGTCGGTCACAGTGGTCTTTGTTTTGGTTTCCTCCACCGTTTCGGTGGTCACGGGCATGCGTGTGCAGCTGTATACGCGCACACCGTGGTACATCCCGAACTCCTCACCGGCCGTATCCACATTGGGATTGCTCTGCGTGTCCAGGAACGTGCGCAGCAGGCCGTACTTGGCCGGCGTCAGCACAAGGTCCATCATGCTGCGGTCCACGCCGTCCACATAATCGTTGTGCACGGTTTCCAGGGTCTGGATCATGCTCTCTACAATTTCCTGAATAGCCGTAACGCCGCTGGCCGGAGAAAAAGCCGTTCCATCTGCTGCCGCCTGTGCGAAAAATGCACGGTCAAGCTCCGCGCTCATGCTCACCACATGATTGTCGGCCCGGCGCTGCATGACGCCCGCCACGCCAAATGTGTCAAGGTCGAATTTCGCAACCTCTTCCACGATCTCCTTGTGCTGGTTCAGGTTCACCGTGGTGGGCGGAGCGGTCACCTTATCGCCCTTGGCTGCCGCGCGTGCGGTGCCGTAGGCCTTGGACGCGCTGTTCACAAAGCGCTTGAACTCCACGCTGCCGGCGGCGGGGTTCCCCGTGTATAGCTGGCTTTTCAGCGTGGTGGAAAGCGTGCTTTTCTGCACGTTCTCAATGACGCGGCCGTAAATCTCGGCCAAAGTCGCCGGGGTGCTGGCGCCTGCCAGCAGGCTGATTGCATTTGTTCTTGCCATAACTTCAAATCATCCTTTCGCTTACAAAATCACCGTGCCCGTAGGCAGGGCACGCTTGCCCGCGCCGTCTTTTCCATCGGCGCCGGTCGTATCCACCCCAACCTTGAAGCCGTTCTTCGCGGCTTCCTTTTTCTGGGGCTTCCATTCCGGATGGCGCTTGAGCACTTCTTTCAAAGCGTCGCGCACGCCCTCCTCATCCGCCTCTCCGGCCTTTTCGGCCTGCATCACAGCGAGGTAGACGGCGTCCTCCACCGCGCCGGGGACGATCCCCTCACGATAAGCGTCCAGCTGCGCCCGGGCAATCAGCAGTTCGCGGTCCTTTTCCGCCAGAGCCGCAGCGTCCACGCCTGGCTGCGCGCTCTGTGCCTCAGGCTGTGCCGCACTGCCTTCCGCCGCCGGAGCGCCGGATGCCTGTGTTCCCAGCGAAGCTTTTGCCAGCTTTTTTCGCTCCCGCGCCAGCCGTTTTTCAATCAGTGCATCCAGTTCCTCCTGTGTTTTGGGCAGGCCGCTGTCCTGCTCGGCCGCAGGCTGCTGGCTGCTCTCCTCGGCAGCCGCAGGCTGCTGGACAGCCTTGTTTTCATCGTCCTTGTTCATGGCTTTTTCCCTCCGTTTATAGCCTGTCGGCTTATTTCCGCCGGGTGCTTTTTATGCCGTCACCGCGTTTTGGGCATAACAAAAGGCCCGCCGCCGAAGCGTGGGCCTTGTGCTATTGAATTTGAGGAAATTCTTTCATTCGTTGTCCAGATTTACAGACGCATAACGACATGCACCATCACGCCAGGCCCCGCACTCTTCCCCTGTGCATGGCAGCGGGATAAAGTCTACCCGCATCTCATAGGCGTAGCTGCTGATATTTCCACTTTCGTCCAGCTCATTTTTCTGCTTGTAGCGCTGCACTTCGCGCGCCCGGTTATATGGGCACATTTTCGGCATAATGTCCTCTCCTTTCCCGAAAAATGGGCATGAAAAAACCACCGCCCGTGAGGTGGTGGTTTAGTCTCAGCGCTTCCCTATGAGGGAGCGGCCTTAGCTCTTGATAATGAATTGGTTAAGCTCACGAAGTGTCATATCCAGAGGCTCAATGCCTTTTTCCTTACAGAACTTCGCAATAGCTCTCAAATCATAGTGAATGTCACTGGGATGTGGATCCACATATCCACCTGCTTTCTCAGCAGCTTCCTCTAAAGCATCCCAATCCTTGCGTTCCTGCTCAGTCATGCCGTTCAAACCTCCTCCAGCGAATATTTTTCGATTAATTTAAAAGCGCTCTCCTCGTCCACATACATACGGTATTGATGCGGGCGTCCAAGCAAACGGGCGTTCAGAAGATTTTCATAATGGTGAACTAATTCAATGTTTTTGGCGTCGAGAAAGAAAAAGCAAGAATGCCCCAAATCGTACGACCGCCTCGCTGCAATCGCGAATAGATGACCGCCAACACCGGCATATTTTTTATTATGCCCAAGATTCTGCGGCGAGCTTTCCGCGAGATTGACGTAAACCGCGCTATCGTGTGGCATGTCGCTGATTGCAATCAAGCCCTGAATTTCCTCGTCTCCAGCCAGCGTTAATTTGTAAATTTCGCACCCATTCAAATCCGACGCTGTCCAGTCGAATTTCCAGCCTTTCAGCCCCGCTAAATCATCGGCAGATGCCAACGAATAAGCAGTTTCCAGAATTTCACCTGTCCGCGCATCCTCAAGGCATGGCGTAAACTTATCAATTTCTATGTCCACACCATCACCCCGCGAATTTATTATACCATTTTTTGAAGCAGAAGTAAATGAACCTGTCCCATCATACCGCTCTCTCCAGTAATCCCGCCGCAGAACGTCCCCGTGTTCGTCCACGAACTCGCGCACATCCTTCTGCGCGGCCCGCACGGCCCGGCGGTATCCGGCCGCCTTTTCCGGCTCCAGCGTGCCTTCTGCCAGCCGCTTGTATTTGCGCACCCGGCGCTCCAGCTCCCGCTGCCTTGCCTCCAGCCTCGCCGTGCGTTCCACCGCGGCCCTGTCCATTGGTTCGGGCCTCACGCTCACGCCCTCTACCCATGTTGTCAAATGGTGGCGGCAGTTGGGGTGGAACAGCCCGGCCCGCACCGCCACGCTCAGCAGCGGATAGCTGCGGCCGTTTCGGCTGTACCCATATGTGCCGCCGAAGTTCCCGCCGCCGCCACGGTATGGCTGCCACACGTCGTCAATGTATACGAGCCCCTGCCAGGGCAGGCATGTCTCACTGCATCCGCCGTACTGGCTCACCAGCACCGTGTCGATGTTCATGCGTTCGCGCAGCTGCGCCTCGCCCAACAGCATGGCCCGGGTGCTGTTCGTCCGCAGCGCCATTTCAGCATAGGACGCAATGTTCACCATCCGGCCGTTCTTGTACCGCACGCAGTTGATGCCCTGCGCCAGAAAATCCTTTGTTGCAAGGTCCGTGGCCTGCTGCACCGTCATGCCGCCCGCATCCAGCGCCGCAGCTGCACGCAGGATCGTTTTGCGGTACACATCGTCCATATACCGCAGCGCCGCGCGCTCCACCCTGGCCTCGCTGTGCGCGATCCCGTCGATCAGCGCATCCAGCTTGCGGGCATTGACGCCGAAAAAAGCACCGGCGCTGCCGTCCGCCTCCGCAAACTGCCGGCGCATCAACGCGCGTGTCTCCGCATCGATCTGGTCGGAATATTCAGCCATGATCGACTTGTTTTCACGCCGGAAACGCTGCAGGCTGTGCAGCTTCTCGGCCTGCCATGCGGGCCAGTCGAAACCCTCGTCCTTTTCCTCGGCTTTATGCCGCGCAAGGTTGCGTTTGAGAGATGCAATCAGCCGAAGCTCCAGGTCCTCAAACAGTGCGGCGATCTCCCGGGCCGTCATACGGCGTCATTGCCCGGAATATCCGTATCCTGCCCGGCCGGCAGGCTTTCCACGATACCGGGTTCAGGTGTATCCTCGATGCCGCGTTCGGTCAGGATGCGCTGCACCTCTGCTCGCTTCCAATCGTCGTCCTTGCTCGCCCCCCAAAGCTCGTCCACCTGCGCCTCCACGCTCATCACGCTGGCAGTGGCCGCACTGGCAATGGTCTGCACACGGCTGTCAAAGTCCGGTGCGCCGTATTCGCCGAAGGTCACCTTCGGCTCATATGCACCCGCCTGGTTTGAGTGCATCAGGTCATACGTCATCAGCATGGAGCACACCACCTGCGGAAGCACCTTTTCCAGCGCATCCGTAATGGCATTTCGTGTCATGCCTGTAATATCTTTCTTTTCGCGCTGCGCCTCGGCGCTGCTCATTTTTCCGACGTCGATTCCAAGCGTGGCCGGGCTCACAATCCCTTGCAGACACATATTCAGCGTGGCGGCATAGCTTTCCACAAACGCATCATAACGGATCTCGGGCTGCACGGTGTCGATCTGTGCCGTGGCGTTTTCCTTGTTTGAACTTTGCACCTGTATAAAGTTTGTGCCGAAGCTGTCCACGCTGCGCAGCTTCCCGGTTTCCGGGTCGCGGGGGATCATGTCCTCGGGGATATAATTCTTCACGCGCCCATGCCTCACCGCGTCGATCCACTGGCTTATTACTTCGTCATGCGCGTCAAAGGCGTCGGTCTTGCCGTCAAACACGCTGCGCCCGCGCCCCGGGTACCGCTGGCTTTTGAACACACACAAGGGTACGGCCAAAGGAAAAGCGGCGTCATAATGCACCGGCTTGTAGGCGGAAAGCTCCGGCACACGCCCCAACGGCACAACCTTCTCGCCCTCCCAAAGTTCATAGCGGATGCTTCCGGGCTCGTAAATCTCCCGCAGCTCATATTCTGCCCCGCCCTCGTGATACAGGCTCTTGAATACCACACCCGTTATACGGCCGTGCCTCCGGATAAAGTCTACACGGTCTCCCGTCCAGAACTCAAGCAGCGGATACTCGCTCACATGCGGATCTATGCTAATCTTAAAAGCCCCGTCACCAATGGCCAGCACGCCGGATACTGCGTCGCCTATAATTTCTTCCCAGCCGCAATCCCTCGCGATGTCCGGCCATACACCGGCGCCGTCCGGACCTTCAAAGTCCACATCATTGAGGTCGCTTTTGACTAAGTATGCCAGCGTGTCCACCAATATGGCCGGGATGCCGCTGTGCGCCTTGCGCACGTCGCTCGTTGCCGGCGCAGCGGCCCAAAACCGGGCACATCCAACCGCGTCCTGCCCCAAGGCCTTGAACAGCTGCTCGATTTCGCTCGCGTCCCCACGATACCACACACGGTTTCGCATACAGTTCACGTCAAAGCTCGCGGTCTCCCTTATCGTGATGTTCTGGCCTGTTGCCGGCTGGATCTGCAGCCAATGCCGTATCATGTCGCGCACCCTCTCTCCAATCTTCACGCTGTTCCTCCTATCCGGTCCTTGAACGGGAGCCACGCATACTGTCCGCTGTTGATGCAATGGTCGTTCCCGTCTTCCGGCTCGTATTTGTCCTCTTTCCAGCTGTACACGTTGAGCTCATCAATAAGCGGCCGGCACGCTTCGCGCACCAGCAGATAATATCCCTGCGCCATCCACCCGGCCTGCAGGTTGATGCGGTCGATAATCTTCGTCTTCTTCCAGGCGTCCAGATAATTGTACACACTGCCATGCAGCTGCTTGTACTTCCGGCACTCCAGCAGAGTGGCCTGGTCTGCGCTGTCCACAAAAGCGTCGCGCGCAAATCCCCACCGGCTCCGGTTCGCCTCCAGGAATTGTTCAAACAGCGGCGGGATGTCGCTTGGCGTCAGCGGGCGGGACAAGTCGCGGTTGTTGTACACGCGCACGTCCAGCCCCACCAGGCGCCGGCATGTGGTAACGCCCCAGAAGGTAAACGCAAACGTGTCCGCCGAGTTCTGGCTGTAAGCTGTATCAAGCCCCGCTGTAAACAGCAGATACTTGAATTGCTGCGCCTGCTGTGCCGTGATAAGGCTTTTGTCCTCTAAGTTGAACACCAGCCCCGTGGCCCGCCCGCGCAGGCCGAGGATCTTGTTTTTATACAGCTTTGTGCCGGGCGGGACCATGCTGATGATCTTCTTAACTTTTTCTGCGGACAGCCCGGCGTTATGGGCAAAAGAAAAGAACCAGTGCACCCATCCCTGCTTGGGTTCCTGGTTCAAAAGCTCCAATATTTCACGCGGCGTATCGCGCTCCCATTCCGGCAGCGGCCGGCTGTAATTGATATACTCCTCATACACCGGCAGGCCGGGGTCATCCGGGTTCAATGTAGCCAGCAGGTAGTCGCAGCGCATGGACGCCTCCCGCACAAAATCCATGTCCGCAATGTTTATTTCGTCAATATACAAACATCCGTACTGTCCGCCCAACGCCTTTTTCCAGCGCGCCTTGTCCGCGTAGCCAAGCACATAAATCTTCTTGTCCTCGTCCGTGGTATGGAGTATCAAATGCGCCATACGGTCGTCGCCGCGTCCGCTGGGCCAATACTCCACCAATCCGCCGAAGTCATCCAGGATGCCAAGTTCCTTTGTGATAATGTTCTTTTCGATGGTCCCCTGATCCAGGCCGCTCAAAACATGGATGCGCTTCTCGCTCTCCGCACACCGGAGAATAAATTTGAACAGCCCCACGGTCGTTTTGCCTGCGGCCGTCGTGCCTTCCAGAAACTCCACCGGCGCCGTGCAGCGCAGGAATGCCTTATACTTCTCCGAGAGAATCAGGTCAGCCATCCGGCGGCCCGCCTCTCAGCTGCGCGAGAATGCCGTCCAGTTTGCCTGTGTCCACCTTCGCGGCCACTTTCAGCCGGTCCTCGAACATGCCCAAATGCTTGCCCAGCAATTCCAGGGCCTTGAGCTTATCTGCCATTTTGATCTCTCGCTCCAGTCCGTCCTCTCCGAAAGTTTTCACCTTTACCGATTGAATGGCCGCAAGATCCTCGGGGGCGGCGTCTTCTCTCAACGTGGCGTCGCTGGCGTCGATCACATCCGCGGCATTCACAAAAGCGATTTTTGCCAGCTCCGTAAGCACGCGGTCAGCGTTTATACCTGTTCGCTTCGAACGTTCAGCCATTGCCCTGCTGATACGCGTATGCAGTTCAGGTTTCTTCAGGTTTTCCTGTCCAATGGAATATGCCGTTTCCGGGGAATAGCCAGCCCGTATGGCGGCTTGCGTGGCGTTCAAGTCAATTAGATATTCTTCGCAAAATCGTTTCTGCTTTTTGGTCATCGAGCCGCCTCCCTTCCCGACGTGCAAATACAAAGAAAGCGCACCGGTTTCCCGATGCACTTTCTCAATTCTAAGTATAACGCATCAAAAACGAACATTCCGCTACAAACTACCGAGAAGAATTATTTTCTTTGAAATATCGGTTTACGACCATCCTCACGGTTTCAGCATCTCGAGACGGGCTAAGCTCCTGCGCGACCTCTGCCCAGCTCCAGCCGTCAAAGCTCCTGCGGCTGATTGCCACACGCACCTCGGGATCTGTGATATCCTCTATCTCGATCAGTGCCCTGCCGTACAGCCGGTCGTATTCATCGTTGAGCTTTTTCAGTCTTTCCTGCATGGCCAAAACGTCGGCATCGGTTTCCACCCCGCGGATAATGACCGTATGCTTTGTGTAGGGGAAATCTTCCGCGCTCCCATGTACCGCGTCCTGCGCAATAGCCTCTTTGCGGTGAAGCAGCTTCTCGATTCGACTCTCCCGGGCTTTTATGTCAGCAGGCAAGGCCCACAGTTTTTTGTACTCCTTGAATGTCACCCGAACACCTCCCGATAACAAATTCCGCAGACAACAGGATCCTCCTTGTTCATTCGCCATTGACAGTGTTCGCACGGACGCTTTTCGCGCTGTACGCCAGCGCCCGGTGGCCGATACCGCACAAGCTTATGTATCATTGCTTCGATCTGCTTATCCTTCCCGCTGCTTGCCAGTGGCCGTTCCACGCATGCGGTCACGTTTGCAACGCTGGAAGCCGAATATCCTGTCGCCTTAGCGATATAGTTCAGCGTAAAGCCAAGCCTGCGCATTCGGCACATTTCGTTTTTATCGGCCTCGCTTATCATCGCCCATCCCTCCCAGCGGCAATGCAGGCCAGCGTGGCCACAACCGCCAGTGCGACGGCCAAGACCGCCAGATTTATCAAGATTTGCATGGGACGACCTCCTATTCAATTGTGGAAATCTCAGGGAGCCACATTTTGGGGTTGAAATTCAGCGTGTACTTATACTGGTTGACATCTCCAGATGTGACATCTTCCACCACATAGGTGACATTATCGCTCAGGCCGATAAAGTGCTTTTTGTACTCGCCGTTTTCGTCTTCAACCACAATTTCCAG